GGCAATGAGCACGACAAGTGCTACAACGGAAAGCGCAAAACACAGCCGCAAGAAATCTCCTGCCCGGTAACCGCCGGCGTCAAGCGAAGCCTTAACGAGCTCTTTTCTGCACTTGAAAGCTTCGGCAAAAACACGCGTCAAGTGGTAGCCGCCCCAGCAGACGGCCACCAATGCCATCAGCGATGCGAAAACGACTGAAACGACTGCGACCACTGCGGCTGTCCTCCCATGGTTGAATCTGAACCTCTATTCAAATTCTCGCATATTTTCTCAGCCTCTTGAGTCCAGAAATTCATTTCGGAGGCATCCATTTCCCAGATCTCCGAAGGCTGAAAATGGAAAACAGCCGCCATCATCACGGCGCAATACTTCCAGTCATAACGAGGAAAAAACCTGTTGACTCATTGAGCAATCGAGACAGATCCTCGAAATCAAGTTCGTCAATGGTCGTTTCCGGAACATCGCAGCAAGCGGCCAGCACCGGGTACAGCACCTCGAGATTGTTGGACGCAGCGATGTTCATCTTGCGCAGCTCTTTGCCTCGCGGCCGGCGCAGCGTGAGCTTGGTAATTTCCACGCCCTCGCTCATCACCGGGTACTTGAGGTCAATGACCGCGACAATTCGATCTTGTGACATTGTTACTCCTTAAGACTGCTCGACAGGATGGCCAAACAAGCGAATCGTGCATTTGCCGTCCGAAGTTACAGCCGGCGGTTCCGCAATCGTCGAATCGCGCATCACGAACACCTGCCCGGTGTTGTACTGCACCGTGACGACGATATTGGTTGCGTTACGAAGCGCTTCGAGATCCGTGTCCGACGCGACGCGGATCGTCGTTTCGATCGATCCCTCTTTCGGACGTTCCGTGTAGCCAACGAACCCTTGATCCGTAACCACTGCTTCTCGCGTGTAGCCCCCAAAATCGAGCTTGGTTGTCGTCGGATCCGTTTCCATGAGCGTCCCGTCAATTCGGACCCAAACGCGGGAAAGAAAAATCTTTGCCATTGCTTCAACTCCTTAAAGACGGAACTCAGTCTTGGCCGCAAAGACACGGAACTGATTGACCAGATCGGGCGGCAGAAGCACGTCGACGCGGTTGACGTCATCGGCATTGCGCTCAACGATGAGCTCGTTCTTGAACTCTTCCGTATCCTCGACAAGCCCGGCATCCACCCAATCCTTGTGCAGGGCCACCAGTTCGGCCTTGATCAACTTGGGCGAAACCATCGCCTGCCCCGGCGGGATCTCCGTTTCGTCACCGCACAGCTTGTGGCGCGGGAACTTCTGCGAGATACGCGCACGCACCTGGTAACGCAGACGCGAGAGTGTGGCCATCGTTTCGATGTCGCGGTAGCTCGGATCCGTCAAGCCGGACGAGTTCTGCGTGTAAGTCGTGACCGCACGTTCGATGACCACATTGCCGCCGGCATCGACCTTCGTCGTGGCACCGCCGTAGGAGAGAATGTTGTTTCGCTCCTCGCGGATAAAGCGCACGGACTCTGCTGCCGGAAGACGTCCGGTAAGAACCAGAGTCTGCACCGGGCGAGCCGGGTCGATGTTGAGATAGTAGGCGCACGTTGCTCCGGCAAGGGCGGCTTTGAGGTAAACCGGTTCGGGTTCACCGCCCGCCTCAGCCGTCCAGACCGTCACGTGCGGGCTGTTGCGCGTGCCGAGCTTGGTATTGATCTCGCCGACCGTGCCGCGGAAGCCGACGTGCAGATGACCGTCGTTCTGATACATCGGCCCCCAGCGCTTGTCGAGTTCGGCCTCGAGTGCAGCAAGCACCGTGTCATCCGCCCAAGCGCAGATCATCGTGTTGTACTGCTTTTCATCAAGCGCCGCGATAGCGTCATCAATGTCTGGCGTTCCGGATCCGCCGGTACAGGAAACACAAACCACAGAAATGCCCTGGACATCCTTCTGACTCGAGTAGTAGTTCGTGCGCAGATCGATGTCGTTGCCGATCGTGCCTTTGTGTCGGCACGTCACTGTCACCACGCCTTCTGCGGCGGAAGCAGTAACCGGGAGCTCGAGCTCGGCGTTGATGGCCGTCTCGATCGCTTCGGCCACATCAGTAGCCTCATCGCCCAATGCCACGCCAACCTGCACAAGCTTGCCGGCCACGTAGAGCGAGATCGTACCGCTCTCAGTTGCCGTACCTGTCACGGTCACCGTACCCTTAGCCGCAGTGCCTGCCGAAGGATCTTCAATCGGTACCACCCACGTTTCAATCGTGCGCGTGATTTCAAAGATCGACTCAAGCATGGCAGCACCAATGCTGCCAAGTCCGAAGACATCGACGCCTTCGCTCGAACGCGTCACCATGACGGGCGTGTTTGCCTTGCCGGTGCCGGTCGAAAGCTTCGGCGCAAAGAGCAGAATGCGCGCCGTTTCATTGACCAAGCCACCGACAGCCTTGGAGTTGTCGAACTCGACGTACTGCCCGGGCGTGAGCAGATTGATCGGGATCTGATTAAAGCTGATGCTCATTTCTGCACCTCGTTGTCTTCAACCTTGCGCACATCGCCCGCAGCAATGCGGCGCCGCCAAAAAGAAGTGGCCTGAACCTTCATCGGCTCGGCCACCTCTCGCCCGGTTTCCGGAACGCGCACCAAACGTCCCTTGACCGGTTCAATGCGAATAAATTTCTTATCCATTCGTACCCTCCGGGTATAGATCTTCAACACGGAATTGCGCCTCGGCTTTACCGTCCGGACCGTCACGGTCTCCGACGTCGATGTCGCCGTAGACACGCTTAAGCGGCACACCGTCTCCGGAAACGTCCGGCTCAAAGAGATAAACCGCTTCGTACTGGAGAACGGCCGCAGCGGTTTCTCGATCCGGCGCATCGTCGGCAGTCAGCTCGTATCCCTGATAGCTCAAGGGCTCCGTGAGGAGCCCCGATAGGTAGTAGCTGTCCGACCGGCAAAGCTGCTTTTCAATGAGCGTTGCGATCTCGTTGGCTTCGGCCTCCGGATCGTCACTGTCGTCGACGTAGATCTCGATCTGAAGCGACAACGTGCGGCGCTCCTGTCCGGCATCGCTATAAAGCTCACTCGTTTCCGAGTCGGCCAGTACCCGGACAAACGGGCACCGACTCACCTCGAGCGGCTTGAAGCGACCGACCGCAACGTGGTCAATTCCGTCAATATGAGAAAGGAGACGGCCAATCTCATCTCTGATTTGGATCCTCTGAGCCATCACACCTCCTTGACCGGAGCGCGGATCAGTTTGCCGTCTGCCTCTGCCTGAGGCGGTTGCGTGATGCGGTATTCCCGCACACCAACCGTCACAACGTCCCTCTCTTTGGCTCCCGGCCATTGCTTTGCCGGCCAGACGAGGGAGCGCTCAGAAACAATCAGCATGCCTCCCTGCACCGTCGTGTCCGGCTCATCGATCATGACGCGACCCGGAACACCGTTCAGGACCGCGTCTTGAGCAAAGTCCGAGAAGAAGGTTCCCCAATCTTCCTCAAACATTGTTAGCCGCCAACACCGCCCGTTTCAGCCGGCGGCACAAACGACGGATCGAAGTCCTTGACGACCGCGAAGGCGTTGGGGCGACGAACCGCGATGTCAAGGTTCTGCAACGCACGGATGGCCAGACCGCCGGATGCGAACGAATCGCCATAGGGGTTGGACAGAACTTCCACCACACCCCACTCGCCAAGAAGCATTTCGTTCCAGGCGCCAAAAATGAGAGCCGAGCACTTCTTGGATGCCGTTCCCTTGGTGAGATTCGACGGAACCAAAGTGGAGTCTTCCACGCGATAGCCGTTGAGCGTATCGGGAGCACCTTCGGCAATGGCGAGCTGCCAGAGCGGGCGGCCGGTCGAGTCGCAGAGTTTCTTGAGGTAACCCTTGGTTGTCGGATTGACCAGGTAAGCAAAGCGACCGTTGCGCACCTTGGAATTGCGAACTGCGGTTTCCATGTCAACGAGGGTATCCCAGGTGACAAGACCGCCATTGGTGCCAAGTTCAATCGTGCCGACACCGGTCAAGTTGATGAGGCCAGTCGGCACATCGCTGTCAGACAAATCGCCATTGATTGCTGCCGTATCCACCGCTTCGGCCAGAGCACCGAAGAAATCATCGCGAACGAGTTGCTCGGCGTCCGGGCTCGACTGCATCAAGAGCGAGCGCGGAACGGTAGTCAAAGCGCCAACCTGCTTCATGCTCATCGTCACATTGCCAAACGTGTAGTCGCTGGCCGTGATGTCCTTGTCAACGCCCCAGTAGGTCGTTGCGCCGCCGGTGCCCTTCGGGATGTCGACATTGCCGCGCAGGCCGCTCAGCGTGCGAGCACCGAGCGAAACGAGCACGGAACGTTCGCGCAGATAGCTCACGTACTCTTCAGCGTGGTGTTCGGTCGGGATGAGGCTGTCGTTACCAGTCCAAGCGCGAGAACCAAGATCGGACGGAATGTAGAGGCCACCCGTATCGGCAAGACCGTAGCGGCGCTGTAGTTCCTGGGAAACCTCGCGTTCAAAGCTGCCGCTGGAAGAGTGGTTGGCCATCGCTCGGAAAGCACGCAGCAGCGAATACTGCTGGCGCTCGCGAGCACTCATGTCGATGGCGATAGACGCAGCCGGCTTTGCGGCCTGAGCGCGGTAGTTTTCGAGAATGTGCTGACGCACCTGATCGACCGTCAGGCCTTCGGAAACCGCATGGTTGCGGTAGTTGTCATCCACGCTGTGCTGACGGCAAAGCGCATCAATTTCCGCCGTACGAGCGCGTTCTGCGCTCACTGCATCCGCAATCGCGGTCTTGTTGTCGTTAACGTCCATAGTGAAATCTCCTTGCGCAGAGCGCACGTTTTCGCCCTTGTTTGTCTGGGAAAGAGCTCTACCCACACCGACGGTCGGATCCGCCGGCACCGTGACGAGGCTGACTTCGAAAGGTTCCCAGTCGGTCGCCCGGAAGTGGTCTTTGCTCTCTTCGCGGTAGTCATAGATCTGGTACATGAAAGAAACATTCGTGAGAATGCCGTCGCGTACCATCTGCTCGCACTCGGCGCCACGCGAGGTTTTCGCGAATCGCGCCACACAGTGAAGCCGGCGATCGTCGCCAAGCCACACTCGTTCGACCTTCCCGATCAGATCGTCTCGGTTGTGGTTGAAGAGCAGCGGCATGTTCTGCTGTCGCTGCCCCAACCGGACGCTGCCGGGCGAGTGGTCGAGCACTTCCTCGTAACCCCAACGCTCAACAGGCTCTTCGGATGAGAAAGACATCTCAATTTCGTGAGAGTCTTCCGCCCCTTCTTCAACCTCTCGAGCGACCGGGACAAGCACGGCGGTGCGAACGCCGGGCTTTTCTTCCGTTGTCAAAATGCGTTTCGTCATTTCGATCCTCATAAAAAAGCCTGCTTACCGCAGGCTCGCTACTCATTCTGTTTGTCCGGCACCTCAATGACCTGTTGGTCGGCCGACTGCTCTTCGTTTGTCGTCAGACTCAACCCCAACTCATTGATAAAGTCGAGTTCCTTGCGGCGCGCCTTGAAGACGTCTTCTGCATCGAGCCCGCCGCCGGACTGTGCAATGACGTCCGAGATCGTCGTGAAGCCCGCCTTGACAGCCTCGCGATACGCGGCCACTTCCTTGGTCGGATCGACCCAAGACCATCCGGGCGGACGGAACCGCACGGACATCAGCCAGGCCTCTTCTTCGAGCGCGGCCTTCGGGATGTCGATCACCTTGGCCAATGTGGCCGCACGGAACCAATGCATGAAAAGCGGATACAGAAAGCGCCGGATCAGCCACTGCTGCAGCACTCGATACCCCTGTCGGTCATCCAAAATCGACAGACGGCTCGATGAGTAGTTGCTCTTCGAGTAGTCCTTCGACAAGGCCTCATAGGAGACGCCGACGCCGGCAGCGATTTCTCGGACCATGAAGCGCAGGAACGTTTCGGCCGCCGAGTTCGGACGCCCTGGCGTGAATCCGGAAAAGGACTCGCCGTCACGCAGCTTCCAGATCATCCCCGGCTCCATGTGGAAGCGCTCATCGGCTTCCTCATCATCGACGTCGTCCGGGTTGGAATCGTCAGGCTTCTGGATAAAGCCCATCACGTTGGCCGAAGATCTCGCTGCCACCATCTCGCTCATCGTGTACTGATCGGTGTCCCGCAAGCGCAGGATGACCGTTGACATCCACGGCTCGCCACGCGTCTGTGGCCAACGGTTGCAGATGTAGAGGTGGCAGCACTGATCGGCAGGGATCCGAACCATTTCCGAGCTGTTGTAACCTCGGAAAATGCCGTCGCCCGGATGTCCCCGATAGACCCAGTAGGCCTGTGGCCGTCCCCAGGAATCCATCTCAACGCCCATGCGCGCGGTGTTTCCATTGGGCAATGTCACCGTGGTCTGTGAATCGACAAGGCGCTCGGCCTCGATCACCTCGATAGCCATCGGCACTTTGGAGTGACCGAAGGCCTGCGGCACGAATCGGATCAGCACTTCGCCGGCTTCAAAGACCTCGCCCACGGCCAGCCGCAGGATGTCGGTAAGACTCAGCAGGCCGCTGACGTGGCACCCGTCACCATTTGCCCACAACCACCACTGCTGCTCGATGAGATCGTTTTCTCGATCCATACGACGTCCGCCGGTATCCGTCCGGACGCACTGCAACCCGATGCCCTGCCCCACGATGTTGCCCTGGAGCAGATCCCGGATGCGTTTGGCATACGAGTTGTCGCGCACCAGAGACCGAGATCGATTGCGAAGGACTCGAAGGCCGCCCCGCAGCTCGGCATCACTACTCGTTGTAGAGGTGATCCAGTCCGCATTGAAGCGAGTCTTCTTTGCACCGCCGTAAGACCGACGATGAAATCGCGGCTCCTTGCGCACCTGCAGCGGTGTGTCGCGCTTGAAAATTTTCAAAAGATTCATTTAGAAACTCACCCACATAATTGAGGATCGGCCTCCGTTCTTCTCGGCCTGCACACGGCGCCGCCAGTAGCGAACGATGTCCAGGATCTCGGTTGCCGATGAGAACGTCATTGATCGACCGTTGATCGTGTAGGACTGAACGCGCTGGCCTTTTTCGTTGTAACTGGCCAGCGCTTTTTCAGCTTCCTCGAGAGCCTTTTCGGCCAACGTCCGGACGTCGTGTCCGGATTCGATTTCATCGATCGACGGCAGTACCTTGAGGCGACCGATTCGAGTCGTCTGCTGAAATCCCTCACGCGTGAAGCGATAAGAAACCTCATAGAGGCCGGCTTCAAGCTCGCTGCTAGTCTTGGCGTCCAGCGTGACGCGCCAACTGTCAGCCTCGGCCGCAGCAAAGAAACTGCGCTTGACCGGTCCGACCAGAAAGACTGCCAGTTTCGTCAATTCGGCATCCATGCTCGAGCCGTCTGCCGCTTTGAAAGGCGGCACCACCCAAGTGGCCGAATCGCCCTTTGTTAACTCTTTGATCACCAAATTCCTCCACCATATCCACGGCGTTTCTTCTTGCGAACCGGCTGTGCGGGTTGTGCCGGCACAGTCTCAGCCGGTGCTGACTGCGGCGGCTCAATGGCCTGCGGCGTCGACGATGCCGGCGGAACCGCGCTTTCGACAATGGTTCCGAAAATGTCCGGTTGTCGGATCTTTTCTTCGTAGGCTCGCCAACGCGTCTCACCCCACAAGTTGATCTTCAAAGATCGAGCCGCATGCAAGGCGTAAACCTCGCAGTCAAGCGCTTCGTTTCGCTCACCCGATTTCTTCTGCCAAACCTTGCGGTTTCTGATGCTTCGATGCGGCGCCTTGACTTCGGAAAGCAACTGGCCGAAGTAGTCCGGTCGAACACCCTTGTAGAAGTGGAATCGCGCCGGACCGCTGCCGGTCAATCGGATGCGACCGGCAGAAGCATCAACACCGAGCAGCAAATCCTTAGCTCGATCAACGCCCACGATGAACGGCCGCACGCCGAACTTCCAAGCCTTGTTGTGCCGGTTCTTGTCAATCGACGTCTGAGGCGAGTTGAAGATTTCCGCCCTGTCCGTGCTCGAACCCTTGATGGCCATGAATCCTCGATTCATGCGCTTACGCACGAAGCTGTAAACAGCGTCTGATGTCTGACCGTCCGACGAGTCGATCGAGGCCGCGCTGATACGCATGGCCGCACCGTTGACGTGCCTAAAATTCTGCGAAAGAAACCGGTCAAGATCGACCCAGGCGCCGGCTTCGGCAACGGCCGTCTGACCGTGGATTTCTCCCCAGTAGACGAGCCAACTCTCTTCACCTCGCCCCCACGCCCGGACAATCACTGCCAGTCGATCATGCTGAACGTCGATGCCGGCTGTCAGGATCAGCCCGCCTTCCGGCACTGTCAGTTCGTCGTAGTCCTCTGCTCTGGCCTCGAGCTCTTCCGCACTCGGAAGGTCAGACGTAAAGGCATAGGCAAGGCCCAGCTGATTGTTGACGAACGATCTCATCTTGGAGTCGTCGCCCTCGTTCATGGCCTTTTCGGCCGTCAGGTACTTCTCGACCAGAAAACGCAGCTTCGAACCAGCAAAGGTTGAATAGATCTCGTTGATGTAAAAGCCGGCAATGCCGTGAAAATCAGCCTGTGCTTCCCAACGCCCCTGCCGCACGGCCGAGTTCTTTTCGGCGTCCGACCACAAGGCTCCACAGTGCGGACAGACATAGGCCGCTGTGTCCGGGAGCGCATGGCCAAAGACCTCGTGATTCACCGTCGCATCGCTCTGCCACCGGACGTTTTCCCAGCGCAAATCTTGCCACTCACCACAGTGCGGGCATGGAACCTTGAAGATGCGCTGATCGCTTGCGCGGTACGCTGAATCAACGCGGCTCAAGCCTTCAATGGTCGGCGTGCCGCCAAAGATCACCTTGCGGCGCGGAAACGTCTTGGTACGTTCTTCGAGCAACGTGATGGTGTCGCCCTGACCATCCAAATTCGCATTGCAGTCGTCCGGCTCTTCAACGGCCACCACCGGCGCCGGCGTCGACTTCACAGAGGCTGCCGAGTTGGAACCCACAAGCTTCAAAAAGCCGCCCGGGAATGTCTTCATTGCCCAGCGGTTGTCGGCGCTCTTTCGGTTCGAAATCGGAACCCGGCTTCTGAGCTCCGGCGTCACCTCCACCATCGGGATGAACTTTTCCTGGTTGAACTCTTTGGCCGCCTGCTCCTTTGCGAACATGACGATCATCGGGCACGGATCGACGCAGATCCTTTTGGCCAAGTAGTTGAGAAGGACGCCGTCCGTCCAGGCCACCTGCGCGGACTTTCGCGCCACCACTTTGACCACGGCCGGATCGTCCAGAGCTTCGTGCATGCCGGCAACCCATGGCGTCACCGAGACGTCCCAACGGCCGGGCTGTGCGGCAGACTTCGGCGACAGGAATCGGTTCTCACGTGCCCACTCGGTTGTCCCCATCCTCGACGCCGGCTGCAGTGCTGTGGCCATCCAGTTCAATAGCCGCGCCCTGGCGCTGGAGGGTTCTTGCGAGGTCGTTGAGTGCTTCGTGTGTGTCATCCTGCAAAATCGTTATGTCAAGATCGATGCCGTACATGGCGTCGATCGCGCTCTTAAGCCGCTCGTTTCTGGAGAGCAGTGCGTTCTTGAAGTTAAGCAAAGCAAGCGTGATGTCGCCTTTGATGTCGTCTATGTTGACGAGCAAGCCCTGCTTTTCCATGAGCTCCATCATGGCGAGCTCACGCCGGACGCGTTCGGTCTTGGCCTTTTCCTCAACGAGGTCGAGCCCGGACGAACTCACGTGTCCGGATGCTTCGGCTCGGAGTCGATTCAGGTAAGCCAGACGAATTTCATCCATGCTCGACGTTCTCCAGTCGAGCGTCAGTTTCATCATCGCCTTGGAAACAGCCGCCTGAGAAAGTCCAAGATGTTCTGCAATTTCAGTTTGTGTAGGCATGTCGGTATAACCCCCTAAAGGGGCTTGTAACTAGTCAATATTCGCGCTGTTCTCCTCCGTATGTCCGAGGTCTCAGGAAGGACCCGTTCAACGAAACCCGCAACTGGCCGCCGCCCATTCGTATTCGTGCTGCAGGTTGATCGGGTAACGCGCCTGAAAACGGACGATGACTCGAGACATCACCACCTTGTTGGTGAAACCTTGAGGCAGCGAGAACGTAAAGAACTCATTGATCGGCAGACGATCCGAACTGAACTTGAATCGTCCGAAGTTTCCTGTGGGAGATGCCACGCTCTTGTAACTGCCTCGAGCAAATACGCCACTATGTCCGGATCGCATCTTGGCGACAAAGGCATGAGGAACAACAAGGGCCTTTCCCTTGATGCGCACCCGGACGCCAACTTTTATTTGCTTAGGCTTGAACGCGGCCATCGGCAACGGCCTGCCCTTGACCGTGATCTCCGCCTTCGGTCGTGGACCATAGACCGTACTCACCTTGATCGATTTACCGACCACGCGACTGGAGATCTTGTACTCGTCTTTGATGGCCCTGGCCGTTTCGGTCTTTGCATTGGAGGCCGTCTTTCGTAGCGCACGCCCGATGACTTTTTGGCGGACGTCGTTTGACAGACGCCGAAGGTCTTCAGCCACACTTCGGCAGTTGGCCTGGATGGAAACACTCAGCACAATGCAAACACCTGGAATAAAAAAGAGGCTGCCTTTCGACAACCTCAAGACCCCGTACCGTAGGAGAGAAACGGCACTAAGGTAGCGATTTTTGGGTACAAAAAAGCCCGCAATTGCGGGCCATGTGTCGAGCTTCTATCGTCTTGCCTCAATCTTGCAAGGCGTCAACGAAGTCTCGTTCAGAAACAATTTGAATAGGACATCCCTTTTTGCGATTTTCAACCGCCTTTTCTACCTTTCGGCCATATTTGGCAAA